CTCTACCCGGCTGGTGGTGGTAACAGAGAAACGCTGCTCAATGAAGTTTCCCGGCGCCCAGCTACCAGCCCTGGCGCCATACGCCTGGGTGATCTCACCCGCCACTAGCTGGGAATCGCCCTGGTACGAGTCGGCCGCGGCGATGGTGCCTAGCTGTCCATCCGCCAGCACCAGGAGGTAGGAGGCTGTTACCTGGTTCGCGCTGTCGTTCGTGAAACGACACTCGGCCGCAGGGGGTGAGATCAACACACCGCCGGTGGTGCCGGTGCGTTTGCCGATCACTAGCGGGATCGCCTGCCCCAGCTCTAACGCGGTCTGCTGGCCATTGAGATCAGCGCGTACCGCGAGGCCATCGTTGCGGATCACCTGCCGGCGCTGAGCCGCGAGCGTGGGGACAGCAACAGCAGGGGATCCACTCATAATCAGAGACGGCAGGGGGTGCCAACGAGGGCGGAGGTAAACCGCCGGGGCGGCACCTGCGCACCGAGCGACTCCAGGGCGGACCCGACTGTAATGGTCACGGTGGCCGGGAAGTCTTCACTGCCGCCCGTTACCTCGCCGATCGCGGTAAGAAGCACCACCTGCCCCGGCGGTGGTGTGTCGGGCCGGGTCGGTAGGTCGAACTGGTAGACGGTGATGGTCGCCAGCCAGCCTTCTGCCATGGCGTCATCGGCAGCGGATGAGATCGCCGTAAGGCCCGGGAAGGTCAGGGTCAGCTCGTTCTGATCAGCGCTGCCGGTATTCGCCAGGCCATCGACAGTGAAGTCGAGGAACTGGTAGGAATCAGCCCCGATCGTGACCGGCGCCTGACGGTAAAACGATTGCAGCGTGATCCCGGTGGCGTTGGTGGTCGGCTCCCACAGGCGGAGGAAGACGGCATGCTGAATCATCGGATCCCCAGCTTCTGGCGGTAGGTCGGGGATTTGAGGTTCCCTTCCATCTGCGCGACCACCTGGCGGGCGACATCACTGGCGAGCGCTTGGGCTTGGGCGAACGTCACCTTGTCCTCTCCATCCTGGCGTACCACCTTATCGACGCGGGTATTTAGTGTGATCGATGCTTGCCCTGGTGCCATGCCACCAGAACGCCTGGCGCGAAGATCCTCTAGCTCGCCTCGTATTGATGCCAGCGGCCGGCTGCGGGTGACTTGACGCCCATAGGTCGGGCTTACATCCGTCACGCCAAAGCCCAGCGAACGAATGGCATCAGTCCTAACCCGCTCCTCCTCGTGCATGTTCCAAGTCTTACCCTGCTTTCGCCATCCGGTCATGATGGCGCTAGCGGCCCGCATGTAGTCGCCGGGGCTGTTGGCCAGTGTTTCTAAGGCGATCTCCCGCCATGATGGCCTAAGCGCTTGGTTGCCGGTGACACCACTGGCGATGTTGTTGGCGAAGGCTTTCGCTTTTGACTTAGGTACCACGTATTCAGGTTCGCCACCTTCACCGATCATTGCCAGCGTGGGGCGGGTAACATAGCCGCCGGTGGCATACTGGGGGATGCGCACTCCGGCGATGTTTACGTAGCTTCGTGGCGTCTGGCCAGGATTTGCACTGGCTGGCACGCCGCCGGTAGCCTGCAACACGTTCGCCTGATAATTAACATTTGCAGCTTGAGTCCTGATGTTACTAATCCGTCGCGCTTGGTTAAATTCCATTTGCGCCGTATCAGCCGCCGCCTTTGCCTTGTCCAGCTCCAGCCGGTAGGTAAGGATCTTTTCCATGCCAAGCTGGCCAGCGTTATACATGGCAGCCGCCAGCGCCATCGTGGATTCTATCGCCTTGCGGTTGGAGATAGCGCGGTTCAATGCTGCGGCCTTAAGCTCCTCCTCTGCTTGAATCTGGAGCTTTGTAGCCTCAAGCTGAAGTCGCGCCGATTCCGATTCGATCTGAGCAATCTGCTTACTGATCGCCAGCTTTTCCTCATCGGTCTTTGCCAGCTCCAGCCGGTTCTGCAGGATGGTTTTTCCTAGGTTGTTGTAGGCCTGCGCCAGGGTGTTCTCCTCACCAGCCAAAGCGGTGCGCCGTTGCTGTGCAGCGGAGATCAGATCGATCTGAGCGGCCTGCTTTTCGTACGCGCTGCCTGCACGTTCCAGCCAATAAGTGCGGTCTTCCTCGGCTTTCTTGAGTGCCTCGGCTGCGGCCCTCTGCGCCTCGGCGGCGGCGGCGGATTCCTGCTGCTTAAGGGTGATTTGTTCTAGGTTATCTTCCGCATCCTTTAGCGCTTTCGCAAACCCCCCACTGCTGCCTGCAAGCCTTTCGCCTTCTTCCTTTGCCTTCTTCATTTCGACCGCAATCTTGGCCATTGCAACCGCACCAATCCCTAAGCCTGCCGCCATCGCAATTAGGCCAATCGGGTTTGCTGCTGTGGCTGCGTTAAAAGCGCCTTGGATAAACGCAGCCGCAGCTACTGCGCTTTGGTAAGCCTTGTAAGCAGCAACAGCTATCATGACCGGGACGGCAATCTTGGCAACCTCCACAGCCGCAGACGCTATACCTTTAACAAATGCACCTAGCGCCCCTTCGTTTTCCTTTAGCCAGCTTTGAGCTGTAGAGATAAGCCCGCCGATAAACTCCGTTCCCTTGATCATGCTAGGCAGCAACTGATCCAGCACGGTCACGCCTAGCGCCGTAAACTGCATTTTCAGCTGTTCCATCCGGTCGTTATAGGTTCCCGCGTTCTTTGCGAACTCTTCCGATATTCCTGTATTCAGCCCTTTAATAGCTTCCGCTCCCATGTTAAATATAGGGATCAAAGCGGCGCCACTCTTGCCCAGTAACTCCATCGACAGCCGTGTTTTCTCCCCGCCGTCCGCCATGTTCGCCATGCTGTCGATCAGGTCAAACATCACTTCATCGGGTTTCCGCAGCTCGCCCGATGCGTTGAAGGCTGACACTCCAAGCTGATCCAGCGCCGCCTTCGCGTCCTTCCCGCCGCCTGCCGCGATCTCACCCAGGTTTTTTGACAGTTTTACCAGGCCCGCCGATACCTGCTCGGTGTCGAGGCCCGACATCCGCGCCGCTGCGCCCAGCTTGCTCAAGCTTTCAACCGATGCACCAGAGCGCTGCGAAAGCTCATCCAAGCTGTCTGCCATATCGATGATGCCCTTACCCGCCGCCGCCAACCCAATGCCACCTAGCGCCACTCCTAGGCCGGTGATGCTGCCAGCGATAGCGCCCAATCCCGCTGCGCTTTTACTCAGCCCACTAATCGCGTTACCGAGGCTCTTGACTTCACCGGCGCCCGTTGCCTTCGCGTTGATCCGTAGCAGCGCATCATAGGTAGCAGCCATCTAAGAATCCTCGCTGCTGTCGTGTCTTGCCACGCGGAACTCATTCAGCCATGCTTCCTCCATGATACCAACGTCCGCCAGCAGTGCCGCCCGCTTCTTGCGTTTCACCCCGTCAAGCTCCATCAGCGATAGCAGCACTCCGTAGTCAAGCCCTATACGGCCAATTGGGCCGGTGCGCCATTGGGTGCGCACCCGGCAGAAAAGCTCCACCGCTGGCGCCGCTTCCGGCTCAATCTCTAGGTCTTCCTCTACCGGCACCGCCAGCGCTTCCGGTGGCAAGGTCACCCCCTGAAGCGCTGCCGTTTCTCGTAGCTTCTTGGCCGCATCATCCAACCCCTTGCGATCATCCCGCAAAAGGTAGAGTGCGACCGCTTCTAGTTTTTTGCCTTCTTCCCGTTAAGGGATTCGTTCCATGCTTCGACGATTGCACGGGCGGCGCCACCGTAGGAAAGAAGCTGCTCCATTCCCTCCGCTGTATATGGCACGGTACCGGAATCGCCTGGCATATCTTCCCAGCCGATCATCACCTCTGGCGCAATGCCAAGGTCAGTATCGGAATCGCTTGGCTCCGATCCGGTCATAAACGCACGGTTGGCGCTGACCGCACGCTTTAGAATCGCCTCCGTTTCTTTTTGCTTAAACCGCTTGAATCGTCCCTTAAATTCGAGCGTTTCAATCTCGCCCCCATCCATCGGTACCGGTATCGTTACCGGCCACAGATAGGAGCCACTGAGCGTGCCAAAGGTGAGTGCCATAGTTGGATCGGCAAGACCACTCAAGTATAGGCGATCGACATCTCGGAGGTACCATCCGTCGAGATCGGCGCAAACGGCAAGTTGATGAAACGGGTCCCGTTGTCGAGCGTCGCAAAACTCGGTTCGTAAATGTCCGCCTTACCTACCGTGACGGTCGACCTGGTGCCAACAGGCCCGCCGGTATGGCCCACCACGATGGGGTAGGTAAGGTCAGACTCAGCCAGTGTCCAGAAGTTCTGGCTTGCAATAAGTTTATCTTCCACCTGGATCCGCCCCTCGGGGTTTGATCCAGTCATGGAGAACTTTTCAGAACAGCCCGCCCGGTTGGAATGGATAAGGTCATTGTTCAGCGCAACCTCAAACTCTGACATGCAGCACGCCACAGAGTTGATCGTCACCAGTGGCGTATTGGTGCTGTTCACCTCCACCGCTAGCCCCTGGTTGGCGTAGGTAGCAGCCGTAAAAGCGATGTCAGTAGGCTGGCTATAAATGCCCTGAAACTCAAAATCAATTCGCGGATACTCGCCGCTATTGTAAATAAATGTTGCCGTACCATAGGCGCCAGAGAACTGGTGCTGAATCGCCTGCCCGCTGGCCGTGTCCTTCTCCACCCACCGCATCGTCAACGACTTGATGCCGACACTTACCAGTGAGTAGGTAACGCTGACGCCGGTAACGATCGACTCGGTAAAACGGCACGCCAGCAGCAGGGGCCCATAGGCCGGTGCTGTGCCCAGTACCCCGCTGCCACCATTCTCCACCGAGAATGTCATCGTCACCTTCTTGTTCACCAGCCGCTTTCGGTCAGCACCGAACCACGGCTTGGCCTGGCCGCGCTCCAGACGATCCGCCACCAGCGGAGAGATCTCCGGATCCTTGAGAATCAGCAGCGGGGTATAGGGGCTCGCCGGGGGCGTGCCGTAGACGGCCTCCTCCTTGAACGTAAGCAGGGCTTGATTGCGGTTGATAGGCATGGCTGTTTAGGGAGAGGTAGTGCCGGAGGAGCTGCCGGTGCCAGCACCAGCCGCCGGAGCGTTCGTGCCGGTACCGGTGCCAGCGTTCGGGTCCGTGTGGGCGGCGCCTGCGCCGGCGTTCCCAGCAGGGGCGGCAGGATCTGGCGCGTGATCCAGCTCGGGCGTATCGGTGCCGTGCCAGGTCGTCTCCGATGGGCCCCGCTCAAAATGGCCGCACACATCAGGTAGCGGCACATCTACCACAACCGGCGCGGCCGCTGCTTTGGCGTCTGGCATCAGATGGTTAGGTTGTTCTCCCTCGTAACATAATCGATTTGGTACCCCATGTCGACGACACCAGGCCCCTCGTTTCCCTTGTCCGGTTGCCAGCGAGTAGGAAGCGGTCTGACCGCAGTGGCCAATCCTCCCAGGGTTTGATCTGCCATCAGGATCTGATGAATGCTAACCCGGGTCGGATCCGCGAGGCGTGATACTGCCCC